ACTGGTGGCACTTTTCGCCACTGGTTTATTTTCAACGTTAGGAAGGTCTTTCACTAAATAGAATTCAGTCGTTCTTCCAGCTGTTTTAACAGTACGAATCAAACCAACTTCTTCAAGCTCTTTAAGGATTTCATAGATAGTCTTATCTCGGTTAATGCCAGTGAATTGTTTGAATTGCTCAATAGAAATAAAATCACTCTCTTTCTGCCAGCCAGTCGTTTTACGAGCCACCAACAAATAGGCTTTTACAGCGTTACCAGAAAGGGCAAACATCACTTCATCTACAAAAGCATTAGGGATTTGAAAAGCATTAGGGATAAATTTGCTCATAGCATTAACTCCGAAGCGTAACGTTGTGCGATCCATTGAATACCTTTCGATGTCACGCGAGTTTGTGTAAAGTTGTGACCGTGCTCTGCTGTACCAGTTTTCACTGTAAATAAGCCACGGCTTTGTTTATCTGAATATGGAATAAGATTGCCTGATTGACGATATAACGCTTTATCTCGCTCTAGTGCAGCTATCATCGCTTTCTCTGGCATATTTAAGATTTTTGCCGTTTCGCGTAATGATTTTGTTGTGCCAATATCAACGTAAAGATCCACAAAGTCCGCTTTAGGTTTCATCGCTTTATTTTCTAGCGCTAAAGCTTGTTTCTCTTTCTCTGATGCCACTAACTGCTCTAAGGCTTGAAGATAATTCTGCGGTAAAAGTGCGGTCGGATTTTGTTGGTTTTCTAACTCAAGCCATCTGTCAATAATACGTTTACGAAGTTTTACGCTATAACCAGCCACCAGTGTAAGAGTTAAATCCTTTGGCAGCATAAATTCACGGTAAGATTGACCATTTTGGGGGTGTGTCCAAATTTGGACATACCCTTTAGGATTGATTTCTAACTGTTCAAACATCACTTCAATGTCACGTGCGACATGACGATGTTCTTTTTCACACAATTCTGCAATCTCACGACTACTCATCGTCAAAGTGCTTGCATTTTCGTTTGTAATTGGTAATAATTGCTCCATCAGTATATTCCTTAATAAATTAACCACGGTGTCCGCCGTGGTTTTTTATTGACGTTTATTTAGCGAGATCACGCACTCGATTGAGTGTTGTGTTGCTGCCAAATGTTTGCCTAATGCTTGACGGATTTTGTCTTCTTCTTGTGAAGTGATTTCACCGTCTTCTAACGCCTTTTCTAATACAGCAAATAACAACCCACGCGCAGAAAGCTCGTGCAGTTGTAGATTGGCAAGCTCAACCTCGTCTAATTCATTCTCCGCTACATCTGGCACAAAACGTCCGCCAGCTTCAATACAAAGTGCTTCAATAAATTGAGAACAACCAAATTCTTGCTGAACCGCGATTAATTCTTCGTTTTTAAAACGCTGCCCTTTGGTTTGATACAAGCGGTTATTCAGCTCAGCCGTGCTAAAGCCTAAAAACGCCGCCACCGCAGAGCGTCCACCAGCGATGCTATCCACCATCTCAATAATAATTTTCTTGTCCATAATCGTTTTACCTTTTTTATGGTTTTCTTGGTTTGTTTCTTGGGGTAAGTTAGGTTTCAGATAAAGATTGAAGAATTTCCTCGACAGTAACTTTGCCGTTTGTCGAATCTGAAATTGGTTTAATGTACTTTCCTCCAATTCCAGAGCCTCGAACCCAATTGCTCACTGTCATAACACTGACATCGCAAGCTTTAGCTAAAGCTTCCCTGCCACCGCATTCTTCAATCACTTTATTAATCACTTTATTCATAAATTATCCCTTAAAAAATCACAGAGAAATAATAAAGCAATCTTTACAATAAATAAAGTTTTATTTTATTGCATTTGTTAAAGAAAACTTTAGGATTAGTCAAAACTAAGGAGTTTAGAGTTATGAATACACTTGGCGAACGAGTTAATTGGGCTATGAAAGAAAAAATGCTAGATAGAAAAGATCTAGCTGATGCACTAGGTGTGTCAACTATGGCAATAGGTGATCTCATTAATAACAAAACTAAGAAGCCTAGAAATCTACTTGAATTATCGGAAATTCTTGGCGTGGATGCTAAATGGCTACAAAGCGGAGAAGGAGAAATACCTGAAATTTCAACCGCACTTTCGACCGTCTCAAGTAATAACGAGGAAAATATATCCCTTGTGGTGCTTGATATTGAGGCAAGTGCCGGCGACGGCGCAGTCAATGGCGATATGGTACAAGTAGTTAAACAACTTCAATTTGTGCCGGAACAGTTCCATAAATACTATCCGGGTATCACGCCAGCAAACATCCGAATCATCAATGTGAAAGGTGATTCCATGTACCCAACATTCAATAATGGCGATTTGCTCTTCGTGGATATTTCCATTCAGGCCTTTGACGGTGACGGTATTTATATTTTTTCGTTTGATAACACGATATTTGTAAAACGCATACAAAAAACAGGGCGTGATTATTGCATTATTTCCGACAACGAAGCGCTTTATAAACCTTGGTTTATCACCCCAAACGATATGCCGGAAATGCATATCCACGGCAAAGTAAAAATTCACCAAAGTCAGAAGTTGAATTTTGTGGGATAGATAAAGGCGAATAGAGCGTTCTAGGGGGAGATAATATCCCATCAACAATAATGAGAAAAAACAATGAAACACAAATATATAAGAAAAATAACACCTGATGAATTGGCTAATTTTTTAAATGCGAAAGGCGCTTCCCAAGATACATTTAAATGTCCGGTGTGTGGTGGGCTCCATCAAACACTAATGGATAATGAGGCAGTCTTAGATTCTGATGGAAATCCCATTGCCAAAGAATATGTAACAATGCAACCTGTACTCCCAACTACTATGTTTCCAGACCCTTATGAAGTTGGGGAATTAATCAAACAAAATAAAATCCCTGAAAAATATCATTATTTAGGTGATTTATTAGGGGCACTGGCTGCCAGTCAAGTTATAACTATGGCAGTAATCCATCTGGTTTGTTCTAACTGTGGTCACGTAAGAATATTTCATAAATCAACCATTATGAACTGGCTAAAAGAACAAGGACGACTAGATGAAAAATAGCATAAATAACACTAATTTCCCCAATACTGGCGCGATTCAGATTTATAGTGGTACAATAGAAAGTAATCCAATTAATCAAAGAAATATTAACCAATTCATAATGGAACACTATACCGCCAGAGTAAGTACACTTGAGAATACAGTAAACACTATTTCTCAAGAAGTAAAAGATATTAAGCAAAATTACTTAACAACAAGCGCATTTTATCGCTCAGGAATTGTGGCGTTAGTTGCGCTTGTTGGCGCTGGTTGGGCTTTGTATTCTCACATGGATACAAAATATGAAAATCGATTTTCAGCCATAGATCAACGATTTGAAAAAGTGGAATCAAATATTCACTCTTTAGATGTTCGATTAACGAAAGTTGAATCTCGCTTAGATAACGTTGAACTTCGATTAACTAACGTCGAGAAAAAACTCGACAATATCGATGATAAACTCGATATTTTGATTCAGCAAAAACAAGCAAATAATAACTAATATTAAACCGCCTTCGTGGCGGTTTTCTTTTATACATTGTCAGTAACCGTTGTAAAAAACTGCTCAGAAAGAATTTTTATACTATGCACGCATTGCTGTATGTATCGTGGTGCCACAACCAACAAGTCCAAACATCATAATCGATGTTACAAATAATCTTTTCATATACGCTCCCCCATAAAAAGTGCGGTCATTTTATCGCAAAAAATCATTCCTTTTAGTGATCTAATTCTCAAATAACAACCCTTAACTGATTAAAAAACAAGCAATCAAACAGATTTTCACAAGTTCAATTTATTTAAAAATCAATCATATATAAAGTTTTCTTTATTTATTTGCAAGTTTTTATTTAATATTTACTTTACATTAAATAAAGTTTTCTTTATTATGACCGTGTCAAAACAAACCACCACGACAAACGGTGAATTTGAAAATGTTCTTTAAAAATTTGAAACAGGTTAATGATGGGAATTCATGCTCTTATCGAGCTCAGCAAGAACAACATTGCGAATAAGTGGATTTAACTCATATTTATCATTAGTCCAGCCGTACGAAATAAGTTCTTTTGATAAGAGTTTTTCAATGGCTAACTGAGTTCTGTTATCTGGGAAAATAATTCGCTCATTAAGACAGGACATCGCAAGAACATGTTGCTCTTCTGTTGATAAATTATGAAGTAGATTGATTAATCTAGCTTGCTCTGAATTAGTTTTTAATGATTCATGCAGTTTTGAAATAATTGATTTGGTCGCTTTAGAAATAAGAATCCAAATCATGGTAGAAACCAACGCAAAAATTAAAGAACCGAAATTGGCAAGCGTGAACCAATCAGGAAAGAATGCCGGTGTTTTTGCGTCGAGATACAACGTTAATTCGGGCGGAATGAACGTAAAGCCAACAAACAAGAAAACGAAGAACATAGTCATGTGATTAAAAACTACCTTGGTAAGTATGGTATTAAGTAACTTGGCGTACTCTTCCATGATGTTCCTCTGATTAAATTGTAGTCGCAGAGAGCATTATATTCCTCGATGTAGTCGCATACAAGAGGACTTGAGCCTTACAAGTATAAAGAAAGGCACTCATCATTAACCTGTTTTGAGTTTTAGACAATTTGGTCTCGTGCGGGATATAAATTATCGGCTGTTTAAGTCGAGTAACCCCAGAGCAGAAAACTGTACTGCGTGTTTAACCGAAGTGATGTGGTTGGCAGGTCAATGGCAGCGCTGTTTATATCTTTAAGCAATCCCTTAGAGGATACGAGTTCGGTCGGGGAAATGGTAACAAGCCCACGGATCGGTTTATTTCAAAGCATATTTGAAGTTAAGGCAT